GCCGGGGAGGCCTCGGGGGCCTGCGGCACCGCACCGCGATTGAGAAGGGGCGCCGGATCGCTGCGGGTGAAGGGAGCGGGCGCAAGGGTCTGCGGGGTCATGACAGGGTCCTTACCTGGGCGGACGGGTCGGCGCCGACCGCAACGAGAGAGACTTCGTGCAACTCCCAACGGGTCACCGTCCGAACGCGAGCGCCCTTCGCGTCCAGCCGATCGACCCACCGGACAGGTGCGTAGCCGACGGAAACATTGCGGATGATCCCGGCCTTCACGTCGTTCCAGACGGCTTCGGCACGGGGAGAGAATTCGACCGTCACGATCAGCGATCCGCTTTCGAAGCGGATGCCGCGCACCACGCCGAGAACGCGATCGAGCCCGTCCTGACGGTGACTGTCGAGAAGCGGCATGGCGTCGGCGCGGGTGAGGTCGACCGAGGCCGGCGCCACGTCCAGCACTTCCGTAAACGGTCCCTCGATGTCGTAGCGAACCACGCCCGCCCCGGTCGACGCGACCAGGTCGGCCGTGCGCCGATCCTCGTTGATCGAGGTCGGCCGCGGCGCCGCGCGCATCAGGGTATGCGCCAGGTGGCGGGCCTGCGTCGGGTCGGCCGGCTGATCGTTGGCCGGCGCCGACATGGTCGAGGGCATCGATTCGCGGATGCCGAACCGCTCGAGGCGGGCCTGATCGGCCGCGATCTCGCGATCCACGTCCTCCGCATCCTCGCCACGCTCGGCGATCACGTCCGACCGGCTGCGGAAGCGATTGCGGACTTCGATCTCGGCCGCCTGGGCGTCCTTCTGCGGATCGACCCAAGCCCAACGCGGCGGGATCCACTTGGCCGCTTCGAAGGCCGCACGATCCGTCATGTAGGCCGTCGCCGGAACCTGGCCGGCGATGACCTGCCAGCGAATGAAGGCCTGCCAGACCGGGCGGCAGAACTGAAACACCATCTGGTGATGCTGGATCGACTCGACGAACCGGCGGAACTCCAGGAGCGCCGCCCGGGCCGAGGAATAGTTGACCTGGCTATAGTCCCCCGTCGCCTGCTCATAGGTCACGCTTGCACCGGCCGAAATGGCCCGCAGCGTCGAGGTCATCAGGCCGGCCGCGCCGCCCTGATCGGGGACTTCGGAGAACTCGACACCCTTGCCGGGGCCGAGGGTGATCAGGGCGCCAGGCTCCAGGCTGGCGTCGAAGGTCGAGCCGGATTGCGTGCCGTCGAGCGGCGGATTGCCGTCGGGGTCCGTGATGAAGCCGGCGACCAGCGCGGCGACCTTGGCGCGCACCAGCATGGCGTCGGCGAGCGCATCCAGGTCCTTCGCGGCGAGGAGGACGGCCGCAAACCACGACAGGCCGCGCACCTGGCCCGGCAGGAGTTGGCGGAACACATGGATGATCTCGCCGGCCGGCCGGCGCACGGGCGTGCTCGGCAGGCCGGCGAGAACGTCGCCCGGGGCGCTCGGGCGAACATGATAGGCGCGGATCATGCCGTCCGCATCGAACTCGACACCCTGATAGATCGCGCCGCCGTCGGCGAGGCGCCGCGACACGTCGCGGGCGAGCTGTTCCGGGTGAAGCCGGCGGAGGACGGGTGCGGCCGTGACGCGATCGGCGGTCAGGTGGAACAGGGCTTCGCCGTGGGTGGCGAGGTCGCGGACGGCTGCCTGCTGCAGGCCGTACCAATCCATCCGCCGTTCGGCGTCGGCCACGTCGCACCAGGCCGTGAAGGCCCGCTGCAGCGCCGCCCGCACACCCTCGGACGGGTGCATCGAACGCGGGCGGATACCGGTCCCGGCGATATTCGCGATCAGCGATTCGACGATGCGCACACCGTGCGGATTGTTGATCGTGAAATGCGCGGCGCGGGCGCCCACCGTCGAAGCGTTGACGTGGAGCTGCGCACCGGAATTGATCCGGCGATCATCCGCCCAACGCCGCCCGCCGCCGGCCGCGTCGAGCGAGCGGGTGCGCGACAGCTTGGCGCCGCCGAGAAAGATATCGGCACCGGCGATGGATCGAGCCTTCGTGAGAAGTTGGGAAAGGAGGCTCATTTATCGACCCACTGCTCAGTCGCGAGCGCAACGAGCGCTGGCGGGAGATTGGCCGCAAGTGCTTGAGCGTCCAGAATGATCGCTTTCCCAGCGGTATACAGCGAAATCCGGTTGAGATCGCCAAGGCGGACAGCAGTAAGCGATCCCACCGGCGAACCCATCAGGTTTTCGCCCTCCTCACTCGGCCATGCGACGATGTACCGAGGATCCTTCAGGTGAGCGGAAGACGGGGCGCCAAGCCAAGCGATGACATGAAGCATGCTGATGTTGGCGAGGCGCAGCCCAACCTCAATACCGAGGCCGAGTTTGGTGATTTCCGAAGCGACAGCCAAGTGCAGGACGTCACCGGATCGATAGACCCAATTGACCTTGGTTGCCCCGGGCGCACCCTCTTGCACGCCGATCCCATCCAGAAAGCCTCGGCGGCGCCAGTCACGAAGGCGATCGGGCGGCAATCCGATCATCGCCTGCACTTCGGCGGGTGAGAGAGTGCGCATAGGATACTCCGTGAGATCGTCTCACATCAAATATCGTGAGAATATCACACGGTCAAGGGGCGAGCAGGCCGCTTTCCCGCTTCGCCACGGCGCTTTCGTTGTAGCGGCGAACATCCCAGGCCAACTCCTCCAGGGCTTTCAATTCCTGCGGATTGGGGTCGAGGCCATGAATTTCCGACATCGCACGGGCGCCTTTGCAGGCCATTTCCAACGCGGTGACCCGTTCCCACGCGCGAAGCATGACTTCCTCAAGGCTTTCGTCTGCAAAATGGTCGCGGGGTTCGCGCTCGGACATGCGTCCGGGCATGTCGATGTCGGGCTTATTCGCGGTGCGAGTCGGACTATTATTCCGATCCAGATGTAGAAGATCATTCACAACAGCGAATAGAGCACGCTGTTCACTGCTGGAGTCGGTCGCTTCGTATGTAGTCTTGTCCGGTCCTTCCGCGATAGCCCAAAGGTAGACGCGAGCCTTCGCGGCGACGGTTCCAAGGTCGACGCCTGGCAGAGCCAGGATGCGGTCCGCTATGGTGCCGGTCCGCTCGACGGCCGGACCGACGGTCTCGTCCGTCCGGCAACGGAACTCCACCGCCCATGCAGCCTCAAATTCGCGGCGTAGCTCTGCGAGACCTTGGGCACTTGTGGTCCGGGCCTTCCGTTCGCGCTCCATGGTGGTCACGACATGTCTCCTGTGTTACATTTCTGACTGACAGTCAGATATTGCGCCGCATTTTCTTACTGTCAATCAGAAAACCGTACATTGGTCGCAAAATGAAACCTGTTCAGGTCCGCATGGCTCGGGCAGCACTCGGGTTGACTGTTAGAGGGCTGGCAGAGTTGGCCGGCGTCTCACATGATACCGTCATTCGCCTGGAGGCCGGCGATGAGTTGAAGCCGCGGACAGTCGCGGCCATTCGGTCCGCCCTAGAATCCGCGGGCGCTCTTTTCATCGACGAGAATGGTGAAGGGCCCGGAGTTCGCTTAAGGAAAATCAATCAATGACTTCAAATATACGAGAGAAAATTGATACACTCATAGCGTGCCTTGACTGTATTATTGAAGGCAAAAACTTAGAGAGTAAGCGCTACGTTGATAGCTTGATTCATGATCTAGAATTCTTGACACGTACATACACAGATATTTACTATCATTTAGATGAAATTCAATTTCATCTAAGAAAAAATACATATAATGTTCAAAATTGGAAAAGCGAACTTCGTTCATTGAGGAATAAATTACTTCAGGCGTCTGACTGGGTATTGCCTAACGATTCATCCAAGTTGATCGATTGATATTTGACATTTTTCGAAGAGTATCAATCGCTTGGTCGCAATCAATTCGGATTGGGGCCGCGCGGATCGTCTCATATGAATCCGAAATCTTAAATCCAGCGGCGAAAAGCCCGTGCATCGCGGCTGACGCATAGACCCTGCAATCCAGCGGCTCATTCCTGACGGCCGGGTCCTTCTTGTATTCCAGCTTCGCCACGCCGCGCACATAGCGCCGAATCGCCCGCTCGGCGACCAGGCCGGCGAACCAGTCATGGTCCCGGCCGTCCGGAAAGTGGCACGCACCCGGTCCCGACGCCTGGCCTGCGCGGAGACGGCCGAACAGGGTGTGCTTGGCCTGATCCACGCCCACGATGTGAAGCGGCGCCACGGCGGCCCGCTTGGGCTTGGGCGGGCGCTTCGGCCAGACCGGCACGCCGGGGCCGCCCCGTCCCTTGATCGCCCATATCCGGCGGTTCAGCCGCGCGGCCGAATAGGTCATCACCTGGGAGGTGCGGTGCCCGCCCGAATCGATCGCCACGGCCGCGATCGGCAGATCGGGCACGGCGCGCGGGTGGCGGTAGCGGGTCGCCAGGATGCGGTCGAGCGCGGCCCACGGCTCCGGCCGCGACGTGTCGCCATGGATCACGCGATAGTCGAGCGACCACGATTCCTCGCCGAGGCCCCAACCGACGACTTCCAGCTCGAGGCGGTCGTCCTGCACGTCCACGCCGGCTGTGATGACCGCGACGCCGTCGGGCAGATCCTCGCCCCAATCCTCGGCGCGGGCCGCCAATCTGTCGGCCGAGAGCGGCGCGGTGTCCCGATCCTCCCACGGCTCGCCGAGCTTCAGATTGGTCCAGGACTTCAACAGAACCGGGTCGGCCTTGGCGTCTAGGAACTCGGCCGCGATGTCGCCCCACGCTTCGAACGGGCTATAGAGCGCCGACAGGTGATAGCCGCGCGTGCGGTGCTCGCCGGCGGCGGTCGGGCGCCATTCGCCGGCCGCCAGAAGCGCCGGCTTCTGGCGTTCCTCGATCACGCCACCGCAGTCGGCGCAAGCGTAGAATGCCGCCCTGGGGGCGCCTTCCGGCCAGCGGATGCCCGACCAGGTCAGCACCTGGTGGGTGCCGCAATGCGGACAGGGCACGAAATAGCGCCGCTGGTCGGTCGCCTCATAGGCCCGTTCGATCCGGCTCACGCCGGCGATCGTGGGGGTCGACAGGAGGAAGATTTTCCGCCGGCCGCGATAGGTGACGGTGCGTTGCTCGGCGAGCTTGAGCGGGTCGCCCTCTTCGCCCACGTCGACCGGGAAGGCGTCGACTTCGTCCATGACCAGATACCGGATTGCCTGGGAGCGCAGGCCCACGGGAGAGTTGGCGCCGACCATGACCAGGTCGCCGCCGGGGAATTCCTTCATGGTCATGGTGTTGGCCGCCGACCGGCTCTGCCGCTCGGCCACCTTGCCGCGCAGCGCCGGGGTCGACGCGATGAGCGGGTCCACGCGCTTGCGGCTGTTCAGCCGGACCATGCCGTCGGTCGGCCAGACCACCAGGATCGAGCCGGGGGCGTGGTCGATCCAGTAGCCGAGGGCATTCAGCGCCGCCTCGGTGCCGGCGACCTGGCTGCCTTTCATCAGGACGACGCGCTCGATCGGCGAGGCCGTCGACAGGCAATCCATGATCTCGGCCAGGTAGGGGACGCGCGCGGTGCGCCAGGGGCCGGGTTCTGCGCTCGCGTCGGGCAGGCGCCGGTGACGGTCGGCCCATGCCGACACCGGAATCTGCGGCTCGGGGGCGAGGCCGCGGCGCCAGGCGGCATCGACCAGGCGCAGGGTTTCGGGGGCGAGGTCGATCATGGGTCGATCCCTTCGACGGACATTTCGGCCAGGCTGGCGAGCTGGTCGCGGACCAGGCGGTCGAGGCCGGCGACCAGGTCGGGCATTTCGGCGCCGGTGGCGTTGGCGAGGTCGGATGCGGCGCGGTTCACCCACGCGATCCAGGCGTCCCGCTCCATCCGGGCGCGCGTCTCGATCGCCCGCAGGGTCGCGGCGCGGTCGATCAGGTTGCCGGCGAGCTTTTCGGCCTTCAGACGCGCCGTCATCGCCTCGGCCGCATCCTTCTCGGCGCGCGGCGAACGGTAGGATGGCGGGTCGTCGTCATGTCCCGGCCGGCGCCGGTTCGGATCGACATTCGCCCGCACCCACGCCCGCCCCTTGGCGACGTTGATGCGGCCGTTCGGCTCGACCGGCAGGCCAGCGGTGATCATCTGCGACACCCGGCCGGGCGTGACGCCGAGCAACTCGCCGAAGCCCTTCTTGGACAGGGTCTGCGGACTGCCGGCCGGCCCGAAATCGCCAAGAAAGCCCTGCGCCTCGTGCATGGCTTTTAGCTCCCCCCGACCCTGATTTTACTCACTAAAACGTCTCTGGCTGGCGAACCCGAGCGCTCAGCTCGCCCGCATAGGGTCTTGCAGACAGGGACCCGCTCGCAGGCCTGTTTCTCCTCCGTCATGCCGCCACCAGCTGGGTTCGGATGGCATCGATCAACGGCTCGATCGCGCTTCGCATCTCCTCGGCGAGTTCGTAGCAATCGCTTGCCTCGATCTCGCACAAGTGCTGATCGATCATGTCGTCCATCTGATCCAGCAAGGCCCAAGCCTCAAAGATCGCATCCTCATTCGTCATCGGCCTGCCCGATCTGCGAGCCTGCGCAACTCGTGCTCGATCTCGCTCTTCTCGATGTGGAAGTGTTCCGGATCCCTGGGGCTCGGTCTCAATCGACGAAGCCTTTCCGCCAGCTCGACCAATTCGGCGCCAACACCGACCGGGACACCGGGACAAACTGACGGGACACCCCCCCTTAAGGGGGTGTCCCGCCTGTCCCGGTGTCCCGGCTCGTATCGGGACAAACGGGACATGTCCCGCCCTGTCCCGCCTGTCCCGGTCACTTGGCCAGCCATGCCCAATCCCCCGAGATGCCGATCAGATGCTTCACCTGGAGGCTGTGCCGGACGCGCTGGAATGCCTTCTTCCGGGCTTCGTCGGTGTCGGCATCCGTCAGGCCGCGCCTGTATGCCTCCCGCCTCCAATCATCGATCCTGGCGACCGTGACCGCGTGCGGAATGTCCCCCCCGGGCGAGGGCTGTCCCCGCTCGATGATGACGGTTCGCAATGCTTCCAAGGCAATGCGCTCGGGATCGGTCAGGCGCGGGCCTGCCTTCGCTTCGCCGGGGCTCGCATCCGTGGGCTCGATGACGCACGAGGTGATGTCCTCGCCGTCTTCGTCCTGCCCGAGAACCGATTGCCGCAACGAATACTTGAAGGGCTCGATGTCGCCGCCGTCCTTCACCTTCGCAATCTTGCCTTCACAGGCACCCGACTCGTGCCGGGTGATCTCGATCGCCGCATCCACGGCGCCGAGAAGCGCATTCGAGCCGCGCATGCCGCGGTCCCGATCCTTTCCGGAATGATGCACCACGAGGACGTGGGCGCCGGTGTCGCGCTGGATGCGCTCCGCACGCTGCACGACGACGTTGATGTCCCGGGCTTTATCCTCGTCTCCCGATCCGATCATGCGCGACAGCGTGTCGAGCACGATCAGCCGAGGCGGTGTCACCATCTGGCCGGCGAGCGTCCTGATGTCGTCGATCAGGGTCAGGGCGCCCTCGTCGTCGTCGAACAGATTGACGCTCGACGGCACCAGGACGAAGGGCACCGGGCCACCGAGGGGGTCTGCAATGCCTACCCCCTTTTCCTTGCGCCAGGCTTTCATGCGCAGCCGCATGCCGCCGCCGCCCTCGCCGGACACATAGACGACGCCTCCCGCTCGAACCCTGCGGCCGAACCAATCGCGGCCGTGGGCGATCGACAGCGCCAGGTCGAGCGCCACGAAGGTCTTCGACGTGCCGGGCGGGCCGAACAGGGCGGACAGGCCGCCGTCGACCAGGAGCCCCTTGACCAGCCACGACATGGCCGGCCCCGCGTCCTCCTGGCCGTACCAGACGACCGGCAGATGGGTGGCGACGGATGGCCGCCAGTCCGGCGCCGCTTCGGCGAGCCGGTGCAGTTCGTCGGCGGTGCCGCCGGCCGCATACCAGTCCGACACGTCACCCTTGCGGGGCAGCCCCGGCAGGGTGAGGACGCGAACGCGCGCGGCAACGCCCTTGAGCGACCGGGCGACCTTCTCCATGTGGTCGCGGCCGGCATCGTCGTTGTCGGGGATCAGCACCACGTCGGCGCCGTCGAGGAAGGCGGCGAAGTCGTCCCGCCATTTGCCGGCGCCGGCCGGGTTGCAGGTCGCCGTGATATTGTCGCGGCGAAGCCTGTCCACGTCCTTCTCGCCTTCGACCACGAACACGACATGGCCGAGCGAAACCGCCTCGATCAGCTCCGGCAGGTGATAGGGCACCAGGCGGACGCCTTTCAGGCTCCAGACGTATCCGCCGGCGCCGTCCGGCCTCCGCTGGCGAAAGTCCTTCGGCTCGCGGCGGACAACCTCGAAAAGGAGGGTCCCGGCCTCGTCATGGTAAGGATAGGTCGCAACGGTGCGATGCGATCCCGCAGGTTCGGGCTGGCCGGCGAAGTCCGGAAACTCGCGCCGCAACCAATCGAGCGCCGCCCGCTTGTCGCCGCCTTCCTCCCGGGCGATCAGGTCCAGAACGCCGCCGCCGTGCCCCGCCTCGTGATCGACGAAGGTCCCCTTGTTCGGTCCCCCGACCTTCACCATGAGGCTGCCGCGCGTGCCGTAACGCCATTCTTCCTTGGTCGAAAGTCCCCGGTTCGGTTCCCCGAAAAGGCGCCGCGCAACAGGCTCGATGTAGTCGGCGAAGTCGCTCACGCCTCGCCCTCCGGTGGGACGACGGCGCCAAATTCCTCAATTATTTCGGTAGCCGGATTTTCGGTCTCACCAGCATCTAACGACTTGGAGTTAGTGCCCTTCGGGCCTCCGTCCCTGGGCACCACTCTCCCTTTCGAACATCCCCCAAAACACAGACAAGCGCGCCGTCCTCGCGCAGCTTGGCCCCTGCGCCGTCCCATCGATCGGGGGGCGAAGTTGGCTTTGCGGTCTGGGAGGAGCGGTCTATGGGCGCGTTCGGATCGCGTCCGCGCACGGCCGTGCGGGAGACAGGTAATCGGCCGTGTGTCGGGGAACCGCTGATCGGGCCGCGAACGCCCGGGCGGCTAGCCGACGACCGGGAGCTGGGACAGGTCGACCGTGCCGTGCTGGCTGCTGAAGGTCAGGGTTCGACCGGAACTCTGCTGTTGCGCGACGCCGCCGATCACATGCGCGCCGGTGTCGTAGATGACGCGCCTGCCGCCGTCTTCGACAACGAGGCGCCGTACGCCCGGGAAGAAGGCATAGCGCATGTCGTTCTGGCTGCCGGCCGCGGCCGGCGGACCGAATTCGGCGGGCCAACCGCCCTGCCGGGACCAACCGCCCTGCCGGGGCCAATCGCCCTGCCGGGGGGGATCGCCCTCGGGGCCGCCGGCCGGCTCGTCGAAGGGCAGATCATTCTTGCGCAGGGCTTCGGCGAGATCGCCGAGGACACCGTCCAGTTTGGCCTTCATCGCCGTGTTGAACATGTCGCCGACCATGCTCATGCCGCCGGCCGACCACTGCGCCATGCCGCCGAAGTCGGGATGGGAGAACTGCGCCATCGTGCCGCCGCCCCGTCGAAGGGCGCCCAGGGCGCTTTCCACGGCCGCCACGCTGACGCCATGCGCCGCGGCGATCTTCGCCACGCGCTCGGACGCGGGTGCGGTCTGGCCGGATCGGGCCGCCTCGCCCGAGCGGGCGCTCTGCCCCGCCGCCGCCCGATTGTCGGGGTCGATCCGGTTTCCGTATCCGTCCTTCATGGCGCATCCCTCGCTTCGGACCAGCCGCGCCGCGTCATGCGCGGG